GCAATCAGTCTGGACGCGCCCTCGACGCTTTCTCGCACGATCGCCTTCCGCGGCTACTTCGCCGCCCTGATGATCGACTCGACAAAGTTCGTCAAGGGCATCCTCGTCTGATCCGCTAACTGCTGCTAGGAGCTCTGCACCATGCCCGTTTTCACCGTCACGCACACGCAACGTGTCGATGGCTACGCCGTGGTGCAGACCCTAGAAACAACAGAAATCGGCATCGGCCAAACAATCGTCGTCGCCGGAACCACAGGGTTCAACGGCACCTTCACCGTGCTCGACGTGCCGACCAGGTATTTCACCGGCTTAGACGACGAAGGCGACTTCACGTTTGATGACGAAATCATCATTCTCAACCAGCTGCTTGTCGCCAACGCCGGCAGCGACGTCGCCCGCGACGCAATGGCCGGCACGATCACCTGGACAGAAACCTGCACCTGGATCATTGCCGCAGACGTTCTGTCGTGGCTAGGTATCTCCGTGGCTACCGCTAACGACACAGCCTTCGTTACGGTCTGCACGGAGGCCGCTAACGCATGGGCCTACAAGGCACGCAAAATGGCGGGTTACCAAGGTGAGTCGCTATCGAGCGTGCCAAGTAGTGCCGTCAAGCTCGGCACCATCATGTACGCGGCGGCCCTGTACCGCGAACGCGGCTCGATCGACAGTTTCGCGTCGTTCCAGGACATGGGTTCCCCAACACCAATCGGGTCAATGGGCCAAATCATGCGTCTCCTCGGCATCCGACGCTCCCAGGTGGCCTGATGCCCGCGACAGGCATTTTCGCCGAATCCCGCACCGCGATCGTCAACGCGCTGACTGCGCTTGGCATCGCCAGCGTTACCGATCCAAGGAACGCTCGACCGATGACCGTGATGGTTAACCCGCCCACGTTTGACAGCTTCACCTACAACGTCGGCGACATACGGTTTGAACTGTTGATCTTGGCCGCGCCACCTGGCAACCAAGACGCCGAAGATTATCTGATTACGACCGCCGACACCATCATGGCGTCAACGACTCTCGCCGTCACTGACGGCAGACCAATCGCCGTCACAGTCGGCGACCAACAAATACCCGCCTATTCCTTAACGGTCGCAATCGCGGCAAGGAGAAACTAGAAATGCCAACAACGTTTTTGTCAAACGCCACCATCAACATCACCCAGGGCGCAACCACCTACGATTTGAGCGCAGAAGCGAACCAGGTCACGCTCACGATCGGCAATGACGCTCTGGAAACGACCAGCTTCGGCGACACCGGGCGCACCTTCACGGCGGGCTTGGCACAGGTCGAGTGCACCATCACCCTTTTCCTGGCTTACGGCGGCACAGGCGCAACCAGCGAAACGGAAGGCGCACTGTGGGCGATGGTCGGCAAAAGCAGCACTTTGGTGATCTCGCCGAGCGGCACCACGGAAGGCGCATCCAACCCGGAATACACCATCACCGGCGCATACCTTGAGTCGTTCACGCCGATCAACTCGACCGTCGGCGAACTCGCCACCGTTGACGTAACGTTCACTGGTGGAACGTTCGCCCGCGACATCACACCCCCTTAATTAACCCTCCAACCGTGCAAGGAGCAAAACAATGAAACTGACTTTGAAAATCGTCACTACCGATAACGCCTACGAAGTCAAAACGACTTTCGCAAACGTCATCGAGTGGGAACGCAAAATGAAACGGCAGGCTTCCGACCTAGCCCGAGGAATCGGCTACGACGACCTAGCGTTTCTCGCCTGGTCAGCATCCAAAACATCAGGGATCACAGTTCCCCTCATCTACGACGATTTCGTTAAAAAAATCGTTGACCTCGACGTGGTTAACGAAGAGCCACAAAACCCTACCCCGCCGGAAGCTGGAGTTTCGGCCTAGCCCAACTGCTAGCCGAAACAGGCTTCTGGCCAAAAGAAATCACGTTTGAAACCCGCGACCTCGCAACAGTCATCAAAATTTTGAACGATCAACGGAAGGAGGCGAAAAATGCCCGCGCAGTTCGCAGGTGAAATCCGAGGCACAAAAGAAGCCATCAAATCCCTCCGACAAATCGACCCACAGCTGCGCAAACAATTCACCAAAGACGCAAAACTTGTCGCCGCTCCGATCATCACTGACGCCAAAAACTCTTACAGCGAAACACTGCTGTCCGGCATGGCCCGCAACTGGGCCCAAAACGGGACACCAAAATTCCCTTACAACTCGACGGCAGCTCAACGCGGCCTCCGATTCAAAGTGGACACCAGTCGGAAAGCACGCACCGCTGTCAAGATTCAACAGAAAGACCCGGCGGCCGCCATCATCGAAGTGGCAGGCAAGAAACGTCCCAACCGCCTCGGCACCTCGTTGAACCGTTTTGGCCAGCCGTCCCGCTTTTTGTGGCCAGCGGCCGAACGCAACCAGGATCGAGTCCAACGCGAAATGCAAGCGTTAATTCGTGACGTAATGGACCGAGTCGAAAGGGACTTGAAGTAATGGCAATAACAGTCCCTATCGTCACAGACTTCCAACCTAAAGGCGTCAAAGAGGCCGAAAAAGCGCTTGAAAGCCTCCGCGACCGTGCCGGCCGCTCATTCAAAGCCATAGCCAAAGGATCGGCACTCGCCGTTGGCGCACTCGCCGCAGGGCTAGGAGCTAGCGTCAAGGCCGCCGCCGAGGACGCACAAGAACAAGCCAAACTTCGCAAAGCACTGAAAAACACAACTGGCGCGACCGACGCGAACGTTGATTCAATCGAGGATCAAATATCGGCAATGACGCTTGCAAGCGGCGTCGCGGATACCAAATTGCGCAGTGCCATGGAAATCCTGGCCCGCGCTACGGGCAACTCTGACACCGCCATGTCGCAGCTCACGCTGGCAATGGACATAGCCGCAGGTACCGGCAAAGACCTAGATCAAGTATCTTTAGCGCTCGGCAAAGCGTTCAACGGCCAGTTCACAGCTCTCACCAAACTTGGCGTTCCGCTCGATGAGTCAATCACCAAATCTAAAGATTTTACGGCGGCCGCAGCTGCACTAAACGACGCTTTCGGAGGCACCCAGGCGGCCCTAGCCGACACCGCCGTGGGCCGCGTTGACCGGCTTAAAGTTGCGTTTGGCGAAGCATCAGAAACACTGGGCACGGCCCTTTTGCCACTACTTGAAAAACTTGTCGGCTTTGCGACTAAAACACTTATTCCCGCATTTGAAAAAGTATCGGCAGTGTTTGACAAAGAAGGACTTGGCGGCGTCCTCCGTTTAATTGGTGAAAACATTAAAGAAGCCTGGCCGAAAATCATGGAAGCAATCGGCGACGTTTTGCAAAAAATTGGCGCATGGATCATTGGCACGGGGCTGCCAATGTTGCGCGACAAGCTTGTTCAACTTAAAGACGCATTTACCGCCTGGATCAAAGAATCAGGCCCCGAAGCGCTCAAAAATCTTGGCACATTTCTTGGCGACATGATCGAATGGATCTTGACCAAAGCTTACCCAAAACTCATTGAAGCCACCTACAAACTGCAAGTCGCGTTGCTCAAATGGCTGATCGACATTGGACCCGACTTGCTAAAAGGCTTGGTGCTGTTTGCGGGCCAGTTCACCAAAGGCATCATTGACACAATGGTTGAGGCGTTCAAAGGCTTGGCCAATAGGGGTCTTGAGATCGGCAAAGCGTTCGCCAACGCAATCATCGGTTTCATCAACACCAACGCAATTGACAGACTAAATAATCTTTTGGAATTCAGGGTCGGTCCAATCAAGATCAACCCGCCCGATATTCCCCATATTCCAGCATTAGCCGATGGCGGCATTGTCACAAGCCCAACCTTGGCGCTCATCGGCGAAGCCGGCCCCGAAGCCGTCGTTCCCCTCGACCGCATGGGCACCGGCGGCGGCAATAACATCACAATTAACGTCAACGGAGGCGACCCCAACGCCGTCGTCCAAGCATTGCGCACCTATATGCGCATGAACGGCTCCGTCCCGATCAGGGTAGGCAACGCGTACTAATGGGCGCGCCAGGCAACTACACCGTCCAATACAATGCGTCGTTCCCTGGCGGCAGTTTCACCACGCTGTCAAACGTGCAGGAAATCGCGTTTCGTGGCGGCCGCGCCAACCAGCTCGACGCATACAACGCATCCAGCATCGTCATCACAGCCCGGTATCCGTCTGGTTACGCGTCACCGATCACCGCCCTCGTCCCCGGCACCTACGTCCAGGTGTTGACCCCAAACATTGCCGCGTACCCATATGGCATTGGCGGCAAAATCCGCAACGTAAACGTCACCTACGGCATCCCCTACGCCAGCAGCACCGGCCCCGCCGACTTCATCGAGATTTTCGTTGAAGGTGGTTTTGCCGAAATTGGCCGCATGAGCGGCAACGGCTACTCAATGGCGTCCGCCACGCTCGGGACGCAAATCACGACAATGAATACCCAAACTGGGATCACTGCGTCCGGCGGCACCACAACCCTGATGGCGGGCACAACAATCAACGGCACCTGGGGCGACTGGCTGAACAATTCTCTGGTCAGTATCAACGGCCGCATGCATGACTTTGGCGGCGTCGGCGCAATCAACGTGCTCGGGCCTTACGTCAACCGCACATGCACCGTCAACTTTTCCGACGTAGCCAACGACGCAACCAACCAGGCCTACGACACGCTTCGTTTCGACGCCCTGGCAGACAACTACTACACCCAGGTGCAGGTCGACCCCGAGTCGTACGCCGTGCA